AAAGTTTCGCTGGACTTTCAAGGTTTTGGTGGTTTGTGTGGTGGTATGTATGTAGATTCGTCGAAGGGACTTATCTACGGTTTTCACGTAGCTGGATATGCAGTATCCCACACCGGATATATGACGTGTTTGACAAAGAGTGATATTCAAGTAGGAATTGACAAAATTAAGAGTACAAGCCCGACTCTAGTTGTCCACTCAGCTCAGGAAGTAGTTGTTGACACATACGGAAAACCTTACACAATTGAGGAAGGTGTACCATTGTACCAACGGGAAGATGGGAATCAAGAAAATTCCCGCGTTACCTACTTCGGTAAACTTCACAAAGATGGAGTTCCGGAGAGAGCGCACACCCGATCGCCATATATGAAAACTCCTTTTGAAGGTGTCGCAGAAAATCTTGGTAAAAATCAGCATCGACCACCAGTCGATCCGAATAATATCGAGAAAAGTATGAAGACACTCAATAAGTTGACTAGACCAGTCCAGCACTATGAAGGTGCTCTCCTTGTGAAAGCGATTACTGATTTCAAATCGGTGTTGCTGACCACAGTTCGGAAAAACCTAGACAAAAGCAGACAAATGCTACGTCGGTATTCCTTACAGGAGGCTCTAGATGGTACTGGTGATTTTGGTATGGGACCGATCCCAAGTCAAACTTCTACAGGACATCCCCTCAACAGTAGCAAAAGCAAGCATTTAAAACGCGATCCATTAGATCCTACTGCTCCTCAAGTACCCCGTGTAATTGAGAGTGAGCATGATATTGAAGGAGAAGTAGAACGTGTTAATACTTGTTGGCTAGAGGGGAAACGTGCTGAGGCAATCTGGAAAGCCCATAGCAAAGTGAATGAGCTCTTGGAGTGGAATAAAGCATATGAAAAAGTGCGAAAATTCTACGGGAGCTCGTTTGCGATTCTCCTTGCGGGGAGACAAGCTTTGGGCGGTGTGGCCAAATTCATGAACGAATTCTGGGAAGAGACTGAATGTTTAGTAGGTATCAACCCTATGTCAGCTGATTGGAAGGAGTTCCATGATCACTTGACAGGCTACAGCAACACCAATATGATTGCAGGAGATTTCTCAGGCTTCGATACGACAATGGCTGCTCAAATTACAGGAGCAGCCTCGCAGATTATTGTCGAGATGTATACCGAAGCTGGTGCTAGC